GCGTTTTAGTCTTCACGCCTTTACAAGATCACGTTCATAAAGGCTTCCTAGCACTTCAGGATTTGCCTTCGTATTATCATAATTTATTATACATTGCGATTTCTGCGAGCTTCGGCATTAAGGCGGGATCTAGTGCTATAGGTATGTTTAAAAAAAAATGAAAAAACAAAAGTAAAGAAAGTTATAAAGGGTAAATGAGTTACGAAGAATTATCTAAATCAGTAAAATTAAGTGAAGGTTTTAGAAACAAAATATATCAAGATACCGAAGGATTCGATACCATTGGGTGGGGTCATAAGGTTGTCGCAGCAGATAATTTTGTTGCTGATAAAGAATACACCGAAGAAGAATTACAAACGGTATTTGATAAAGATTTAAGTAGAGCAATAGCTCAAGCAAAACAATTAATGACTCAAAATGGTATAGATGATTTACCAGAAACAGTTCAACATGTCTTATCGGAGATGTGCTTTCAACTTGGACAATCAGGCGTGTCTAAGTTTAAAAACATGTGGAAATGCCTGCAGGAAGCTAATTTTATAGGTGCAAGTTATGAAATGCTTGACTCAAGATGGAATAAACAAACTCCAAATCGCTGCAAAAAATTAGCTGACCTTATGAAATCATGCGGTTAGAAAATTTCTTTACAGCATATAAAAAAGATTTAATTGCTAGACAACAGCAAGTAGAAGAGTCTATACTAAATGGGCTTGCTAAAGACTGGGCGGACTATAAATACTTAACAGGTAAATTAGCGGCACTTAAACAAGAAGAACAGGAACTCACGGACCTGCTTAAGAAAACGGAGCTAGAAAATGACTAAACCAAAACTTATTGTACCAAAACATGTATGGGATGGTGCGCAAGCAGAAAAAAAGAAAGATGAACTAGAAAAAGTTCCAAATCCTGTTGGATGGAGAATAGTTTTATTTCCACTTAAACTTGAAAGTAAAACTAAAGGTGGCTTAATCCTTACTGATGAAACAGTAGAACAATCACAAGTTACCACAAATATTTGTAAAGTTTTAAAAACAGGACCAGAGTGTTACGAAGACAAAGAAAAATTTCCAACTGGCCCTTGGTGTAAAGAGGGTGATTGGGTTCTTATCACTAGATATGCAGGATCACGTATTCGTATTGACGGTGGTGAGTTAAGGATTATCAATGATGATGAAATTTTGGCAGTTGTTGATGATCCTAGAGATATACTGCCAGCAAACATAATGTAACGTGGAGAAGACCATGCAAACAACTACACAATCAGATCAAGACAAGATGGTGCCAATTGATACTTCAGGCGAATCTGTTGAGATAGAATTAAAAGAAGAAAAAAAAGAAGAAGAGGTATCAGATTCTCCAGCAGTTGAGGTTCAAGAATCAGAAAAGGATAATAAATCTGAAGACGAACTAGATGATTATTCTGTATCTGTAAAAAGAAGAATAGATAAACTTACGAAAAAAATGCGTGAGGCAGAGAGAAGAGAACAAGCTGCAATTGAATACGCTGAAAAAATTAAAAAGCAAAACGAAGATTTTGAGAAAAAAGTAAAAGAACTTGATACAGGTTACACTGCAGAATTTAAGGAAAGAGTAAATACTCAAGCAGATGTAATCAAAGATAATTTAAAAAAGGCATTAAATGCAAAAGATAATGATGCAGTAGTAAAAGCTCAGGAGCAATTAGCACAAATTGCAATTGACCAACAAAGATTAAAAGAAGCTGAGAAGTTGCTTGAAAAAGGTGCAGAAACTAAAGAAGAAATTAAGGCTCCTGAAAAACCAGAGTACAAAAAACCTGATCCTAGAGCAGAACAATGGGCAGAGGACAACGAGTGGTTTGGTAAGGATGAAGTAATGACTTATGCAGCATTTGGTATACACAAAAGACTTATTGAGCAAGAAGGACTTGATCCTAACTCAGAAGAATATTATAAGAGTTTAGACGCACAAATGCGTAACAATTTTCCTCAAAAGTTTGAGGATTCAAACAAGAGCAATCGTGTTGTTCAGACGGTTGCCTCTGCTAATAGATCGACAAAATCTGGACGCCGCACTGTGAAACTCACACCCTCACAGGTAGCTATTGCAAAAAAACTTGGTGTGCCACTTGAAGAGTACGCAAAACACGTGAAGGAGGCGTAAATGACTGAAACTAAAATAAACAAAACCTCACGCAAGCTCGAGACCCGAGATAAAAAAGCTCGACCTAGAGGATGGGTACCTCCATCCAATTTAGATGCACCCGAGCCACCTGAAGGTTTTCACCATAGGTGGATCAGAGCTGAATATCGTGGTGAACAAGACGATAAAAACGTCATGGGTAGACTACGAAGTGGTTATGAACCAGTTATGGCTAGTGAATATCCCGATAGGATAGACTTACCAACTATTAGTGATGGTAAGTGGAAAGGTGTCATCGGAGTTGGAGGTTTAATACTGATGCGATGTCCTATAGAAGTCAAGGAAGATAGGGATGCCTATTTTGCTGGAAAAACTGTAGAACAAACACAATCGGTAGAAAACGATTTACATAAGGAAGAGCACCCCGCAATGCCTATTCATCAAGAAAGGCAAAGCAGAGTAACATTTGGGGGCAAGAAGTCTAATGGTTAGATTAATGTCTCTAAATAAGTAAAAGGAGACTGATATGGCTAATATAGATGCCGCTTTCGGTTTACGTCCAATTGCTAAAGTAGGTTCAGCCCCTGGCGGAACAACTGGAACTACTAAATACTCTATTGCTGATAACCAAGGTACTGCGATCTTCACTGGCGACCCCGTCAAATACAAAAATGACGGAACAGTTGAAGTAGCTACTGCAGGTGATGCATCATGTGGTGTATTTATGGGTTGTTTCTATACAGATCCAACTACAAGCAAACCGACGTTCAGAAATCACTTTCCTGCATCGTTATCTCCAGGAGATGCGATTGCTTTTGTAGCAGATGATCCAGATCAACTGTTCATAGCACAACAAGATTCAGATGGTTCTAATCTTGTGGCGGCAGACCTAAACTTAAATGCTGATTTAGTTTTTGGCGCTGGAAGTACCTCAACAGGTATGTCTGGTGTTGAAATTGATTCAAGCACAAAAAACACAACTGCTGCGTTACAGGTCAGACTAATTGATTTTTATGACGTTCCAAGCAACGATGCTACTGCTAATAACAGTGTCATAGTTGTGAAGATCAATAATCACCAATTAGGTTCTCACACTGGAACAGCAGGCGTATAAGGAGGACTAGACTATGGCTATTAATAGAGCACAACTGGCCAAAGAACTGGAACCTGGCTTAAACGCCCTGTTCGGTATGGAATATTCTCGTTATGAGAATGAACATGCTGAGATCTTTGACCAAGAAACAAGCGATAGAGCATTTGAAGAAGAAGTAATGCTTATGGGCTTCGGCGAAGCTGCAGTAAAGCAAGAAGGTGCTGCTGTACAATTTGATACAGCGACTGAGAGCTTTACAGCTAGATATACTCACGAAACTGTTGCACTTGCATTCAGTTTAACTGAGGAAGCTGTCGAAGATAATTTGTATGACACTTTATCTGCTCGTTACACAAGATCACTAGCAAGATCCATGGCTTACACTAAGCAAGTCAAGGCTGCTAACATCTTAAATAATGCGTTCACTACTGCAGGTGGCGATGGTGTTTCATTAGTAAACACTGCACATCCAACTGCTTTAGGTGGCAACTTCTCAAACAGAAGTTCAACAGACGCAGATTTAAACGAAACCTCATTAGAGCAAGCAATGATTGATATTGCAGGTTTTATTGATGAAAGAGGACTAAAAATTGCAATGCAGGGAAGAAAATTAATTATCCCAGTAAACATTCAATTTGTAGCTGATAGAATATTAAATTCTACCCTCAGAGTCGGTACATCTGACAATGATATCAACGCACTCAGAAACATGGGTATGTTACCAGATGGTTACGTAGTAAACCACTACCTAAACGATACTGATGCATACTTTATTAAAACTGATGCTCCTAACGGATTCAAACACTTTGTTAGAGCACCACTTACTACTGGTATGGAAGGTGACTTTGATACAGGAAACATGAGATACAAAGCACGTGAAAGATACAGCTTTGGATTTTCAGATCCTAGATGTGTATACGGATCACAAGGTTCATAAAACTTCTTGATCTTTCCAAGAGAAAAGGGCGCTTGTAAGAGCGCCTTTTTTTATTTATACTACAATTAAGTATCCTAGATAAATTTAGTCGTGCACACTGGCTAGGCAGACGTGTATAGAGACTGCATGACGAGGGCTATACAACCAAGGAGGCAATATGGCTAACCCACATTTTCAGAACATGATCTTATGGGCAGGTAACACAACAGCTACCGAGTACAAAAAAGATCAACCAATGTTCATGCCATATCCGTCAGATCAAACTTTCTACGGATATTTTAATGACTTCATGACATACAATTCTGGTGACTGGACTGTAACAACTACAGAAGCTGGTACTGGATCTGCGTCTGAAGCAGTAACTTCATCTGCAGGTGGTGCGTTATTATTAACGAACGCTGCTGGTGATAACGATCTAGACTTTTTACAATTAAAAGGTGAAGCGTTTAGATTAAGCGCAAGCAAAAAAGCATACTTCTCAGCTAGATTTAAAGTAAGTGACGCAACTCAATCAGACTTTGTAATGGGAGTACACATCACTGATACAACTCCATTAGATGTAACAGATGGTATTTTCTTTATTAGTGCTGATGGTGCTGCTACTTTAGACTTTCAAGTAGAGAAGGATAATACAGCAACTACTACATCAAGTGTTGCAACTATGGCGAATGATACTTTTATCACTACTTCATGGTTTATTGATCCAGATAGAGATGCACTTTATTATTCAATTAATAATGGCACTCCTCTTAAATCTGTAGCAACAAACCTACCAAACGATGAAGATTTAACAATCTCTTTTGGTATTCAAAATGGTGAAGCAGTAGCAAAAACAATGACTATTGACTACATCACTATGATGGTTGAAAGATAGGAGCTGTAAATGTACGCTTTAAAAAACAAAGAGTTGACAGCAAGCGGACAAGTAACAACAAAAGTAACTGCGGGCACTAATACACTTAGTGCTCCAGCTAGAGTGCTACAGCTAAGCATTAGATGTGGCGCAACTTTAGGTAAAGTAGATCTTATAGATGACGGACCATCTGGTACTGTTAGATATACGGTTCCTACTCCTGCAATTGGTGCTGGTGAAGATGAAGTTATGACAATAAGTTTTCCTGATTTTGGTATCAGATTTGAAACAGACTTGTATGTATTCTTCAATCAAGCTACACATGTTGAAGTACTTTATGCTTAACTATGGCTAGAAAAAAAGACAAACAGCCACCAAAGACTAAAAAATATTTCCGCTCTACAAAAAGTGGAGCGGGAATGACCGCTGCTGGTGTTGCAAAATATAGAAGAGATAATCCAGGGTCTAAATTAAAAACTGCTGTGACAGGAAAAGTTAAGCCTGGGTCAAAAGACGCAAAGCGTCGTAAATCATTTTGTGCTAGAAGTGCAGGGCAAATGAAAAAATTCCCTAAAGCAGCTAAAGATCCTAATTCAAGATTAAGACAAGCTAGAAGGCGTTGGAAATGTTAAAATTAAACATAATAGAACTAGCAACTTTTGTGCTAATGTGGTTATTTACTATGATTACTTGGTATACATACAGAATAATATACACAGCACTATTTGTGTTAC